CGCCTACAACTTGGCAGGGCGGCCCGAACGCCGAACCACTGCCCGCCATTCTCTTAAACGTTACCGTCACCATCGAAAGGACATAGCCATGCCCCCCGTCGACTCTCGCCTAGGACCAGGCACACTCGCATTCGGCACCTCGCCGACGTACGCGGACGACTTCTCGATTCAGGTCGCCAGCTGCTCGCTCATGCCGACCGTCAACGAGACGGACGGCACGCCGACGCTCGCCGACACCACGCCAGCCGCCGAGATGACCGTCGCCTGGACAATCGGCGGAAACACGATCAGCGACTGGGGTGACGACGGCGGGTTTGTCAACTGGGCGATGGACAACTCGGGCACACAAACTGATTTCAAGTTTTACCCGGCAACTGCGGACGGCATCTACTGGGAGGGAACCTGCCAGGTCCGGCCGATTGAGATCGGCGGAGACGTCATGGCGCAGTCAAGCGTCGCGTTCGAGTTCCCGCTCGTTGGTGATCCGATCCGCACGGTTGACTGATGATCCGCGTCAGCGGCACCGTCACCTACAACGATCAGACCAGCGTCGAGTTTGCCGCCGGCATCAACGTGCTGGCCCAATGGGAGACGTACGCGCAGACTCGGAAGATTGAGACGGACGCGCAAAAATCCCCAATGACGTGGACGCTCTACGTCGCGTATGCAGCTCTCGACCTTGGCAAAGACGTAGGGTTTGATACGTGGCGGAAAAAGGTCGCTGACGTTGACCTCGTGGCCAACGATGCGGACCCTACCCGAGCGGATCAGTCGGCCGAATGATCGGGCTCATCGCCATTGAGACGGGCATAGCGCCTAGCGTCCTGTGGCGAGAGGACGCCGCCGATCTATCGACGCTGGTCCGCATCCTCGAGGAGCGCGCGAAGCGTGGCTAGAACCCGCAAACCCCAAGGCTCCGAAATACACGTTGACGATAGCAACGTCCAGGTGCTGTTCGACAACTTGAAAAAGGCTGACGCCGAGCTGCGTAAAGCGTCGAACGTACGGCTAAGAGAGGCTGCGAAAGAGTGCGCCAATGACTTGGCGCAGCGGCTGCGCCTGACCGCGTACGGATCGCCAGCGCCGCAGACGCAGCTCGTCGCGCGTAGCATCAAAGTCAAGTCTGATCGCTTCCCCGTTGTCGCTATTGGCGGCAGCAAAAAGGTCGGCCGCGCGTATAAGAGTCGGAAGGGCCGCGGCACCGTCCGCGCGTCCGCCGCCTCGCTCCTATTCGGCGTCGAGAACGGCGATTATCACGGCCGCTTCGCCGCGCGAAACGAGTCCGGCTACTGGATCAAGCCGACCGTAAAGGACTTCTCGACGAGCTCGCAGGCAATCGGCAACTACCAGAAAGCCGTCCTACAAATCCTCGACGACGCAGGCGTGCTCTAGTGGCGGGCGAAGTCCTCATCAAGATCGGCGCAAACGCTGGTCAGGCCGTCGGCGAGATCAATAAGGTAACGGGCGCGCTCGGCAAGCAAATGTCGGCCAGCAAAAAGGCAAGCAACATCACGCGGAAGGCTGCCGTACCAGCCGCGCTCGCCCTGATCGCGCTCGCAGGCGCCGCGATTGATTGCGCGAAGGCTGCCGCCGAGGACGAGGCCGCACAAGTCAAGCTCGCCGGGCAGCTCCACCGCGTCACTAAAGCGACCGACGCCGCGATCTCAAGCGCCGAGGATTACATCTCCAAGCTATCGCTGGCGACGGGCGTCGCCGATGACGAGCTCCGCCCGGCCCTCGCAAAGCTCGCGACCGCGACCGGCGACCTCTCCGAGGCGCAGACCGGCCTCACCGTTGCCGTCGACGTGTCGGCCGCCAGTGGTAAGAGCCTCGAGGCCGTGTCCAAGGCGCTGGCGAAGGCTTACGCGGGTAGTGGCGGCGCGCTGGCTAAGCTCATGCCAGGCTTGAACGAGGCCGCAATCAAGTCGGGCGACCTGACGCGCATCAACGCCGAGCTGGCTCGCGTCACCGGCGGCGCCGCAGCCGAGGCCGCCGGAACCTCAGCAGGCCAGTTCAAGATCTTTAACCTACAGGTCGACGAGCTAAAAGAGACGCTAGGCGCCAGCCTCTTGCCGATCCTGAACCAGCTCGCCCCCAAGCTGAACCAGATCGCGACATACGTCAGCGCGAACACTAAAACGATCGAGATCGCCGTCGTCGCCGTCGCCTCTATTGCCGCCGCGATCATCGCGCTAAACGCTGCTATCTCGGCATGGACGGGCTTGCTTGCCGCGTTCAAGATCGCCCAGGTACTCGCGACCGGAGCCGTCGCCGTGTTCAACCTTGTGGTGGCTGGTAATCCTATCGCGCTGATCGTGATCGGCATTGCCGCGTTCGTCGCCGGGCTGATCCTGCTATATCGGAACAGCGCAGATTTCCGCGTGATCGTGGACCAGCTCTACTCTGCGCTGCGCCAGCTCGGCGCGCAGGGCCTCGCGTACGTCCGCGACCACATGGACGACATAAAGGCCGCGCTAAACGCCGTGAAGATTGCTGCCGTCGCCGTCGCCACGCAGTTCCTGCCCGGCGGATTCCTCTACGACGGAGTCGCAGCGATACAAGAAAAAACGCAGGTATTTACGCGAATAGTGGATGGTCTGCGGATAGCCTTCAACCTCGCAGCGTTCGCCGTGACGGAGGAAGTCGCCGCGATCCGCGAGCTCATCCGCTTCACGCCAATCGCGTACGCCGCAATCTCCGTCGGCATTCGCACCGTGCTCGACCCCGTGACAGCTGCGTTCAACCGGGTAGGCGACGCCGTCAGCCGCGTTATCGAGTTCCTAAAAAATCTACGCTTCCCAAGCTTGCCGAGCTGGGCGACGAGCGTCGGCGGGTTCGGCGTATCGTCGGCCGCCTCGAGCATGGGCGGCGGCGGCACCGTCGTCAACGTCACCATCAACGGCCCTATCGACTCGGACGCGACCGCCAGGGCGATAGTCGACGTGCTCGCAAAGTATGACCGGCGCTACGGGCTCGTGACGCCGTGAGCGTCTACAGCGTCTCTATTGGCGGCGTCGCCGTGAGTGACGCGACCGTATCGAGTGAGATCGAGATCACGCACGGCCGCAGCGACTTCTACACGTCAACGGCGACGAGCTCGGCGCGAATCACAATCTACAGCCGAGACGTCAGCGTCTACAAAGCTATCGTCGGCCTATCGCTCGTCATCAAGTCGACGATTAGCGTCAATCACTTTACCGGCACGATCACCGACGTGCAGCTGCGCGTCGACGACGCCACAAGCAACAACACCGTGACGATAACCGCCGTGAGCGCTAGCGCGCTCCTCGGCCTGCGCCTAGTCGGCGCGACCGAATACCCAGCCGAAACCGTCGCCCTACGCGTAGCCCGCATCTTCACCGACGCGGGCTACGCGCTCGCCGACTACACGCTGCAACTATCCGCCGAGGATCTCGCAATCGTCACCGACCTACGCCCGGCATCCGTCACGACGGCGCTCGACGCTATCGGAGACGTCACGCCGGGCCTGTCCGCGTTCGTGTATGACGACGTCGACGGAAAGATTGTTATCCAGTCAGTAAGCTGGCGTGCGACGGCGGGCATCGTCACGGCGTCGACGTCGAGCGGCGTCCTATTCGCGCCCGTGTTCGGCCAGAGCGTCCAGATCGTCAACCAGCTAAAGGCGACGTATAACAGTGCGACGCAGACCGTCACCGTCGACAACACGACCAGCCAGGCATCGTATGGCATCCGCTCGGCGACGCTCGCGACGCATTTCGTCAGCGTCACCGACGCGACCAGGGCAGCTACTCAGATCATCGGCCGCTCGAGGAAACCGCGCTGGACGATTGACGAGATAACGATCCTGCAGGACTCGCCCGAGATCGTCCTCGTCGTCGGGCAGGTCTACAACGTCGCCGCATTGCCGACGGGCAGCCCATCCGCGACGTATAGCGGCTGCGTCGAGGGATTCGCGCAACGCTTCACACGAGGCGAACAGCGCACCATCGTCTACCTCTCCGACGCGGCCCTATCCGGCCTCGCCCTCAAGTGGTCCGCGATCCCATCGACAGCCCTCTATCGGTGGAACACTGTCAGAGCCGCCGCGCAGTGGCAGGACGCCTACACCCTAGGAGACATCGCAGCATGACCAGCTACACCACACAAGCCAGCTACCCCTACCCGGCCGCCGCCGACCAGCTCGTCGACTATCCGACCACGGCCGCCGCGTTCGCCGGATACCTCGACAACCTGCCGAACCGAAACCGCATCATCAACGGATCGTTTGACATCTGGCAGCGCGGAACATCATTCGCCGCAATCGCTACCGGCACGTACACGGCAGACCGATGGGTCTACACGCAGACCGGCGCGGGCGGAACGCGCAGCGTCTCGCAACAGTCGAACGCGCTCGGGACGCTGATCGGCGGCATGCAGGCTAAGCAGTTTCTGCGGATGGAGATCACGGTCCTAGGGTCGGCGACGGCGCAGACCATCGGGCAGCGCATCGAGGACGTCCGCACGTTCGCGGGCGAGACGGTCAGCATCTCGTGCATGGTCAAAGGCACGCTGACGGGCGCCGTCACGCTAAACCTGCTGCAAAACTTTGGGACCGGCGGCAGCCCATCCGCAACCGTCACGACCAGCGTCGGCACGTACACGCCGACCGCCAGCTGGGTACGTAAAACCTTCACGGTCGCGGTCCCGTCGATCACCGGGAAAACCCTCGGTTCGACGACCGACACGCACTACCTAGAGCTCCAGTTTGATGCCGGCAATAAGACAGGCCAGCTAGACATCTGGGGAGTCCAGTTGGAGCAGAACACCACCGCTACGATCCTCGAGCGCGAACCGATCCAGCAGACCCTCGCCAAATGTCAGCGTTACTACAATGTCATCGGAGCAGGCGACGGAGCCTATATTGGCATCGGACAGACGTATCTGACGGGTAACTATATTCCCTTTCACTTTCCACCAATGCGAGCAGCGCCGACCCTTTCTGTCAGTTCTGCTGCACATTTTTCGTGTTACTCATCCTTGGCGGTCTCAAGTATTTGCAGTTCTGTAACGCGCATTGACCCCTTCACCGACTCTATCCGTATAGTTGCCGTTGCCCCTGCTCTCGGTACTGGATATTGCAGTCTGTTTCATGGAAACCAAGCCTCGGCTTTCCTAGCCTTAGTTGCGGAGCTCTAGTGCCGCCCGACGACGTCGACCGCCTGTACGTCGCGATGCGCGAGCTGCGCGACAGCGTCGAGGCGTACCGCGCCGACCTCAACGGCCGATTACGCAGCCTCGAGGCCGCCGATGCCAGGCGCGACGGCGAAGCTAAGGCGACGAATCATCTCGGCCGCATCGTTGTGGGCTGCGCGACAATGGCGGCCGCCGTCGGCGGTACGATCACCCTACTAACAGACAGGATGTAGACGATGAAAGACATTAGCCCGAAAGTTACGGCTGCTACTGCAGCTAGTGCGCTGGCCTTGCTCATTTGCGTGGCGCTCGGCTTGCTCGGCGTTGACGTGCCGCCAGCTGCGTACGCTGCCGTGACGACCGTCTGCGTGTTCGCCGCCGGGTACCTTCGCAATGATCCGGCGCGTCTCAAGTGAGCGCCGACGACGACCTCGGCTGCGAGGATGTAATCGAGGAGACACCAGAGGAGACAACCGATGCCGTCCCAGTCGACACAGTTGGCAGCCCTAGCGCTCGCCGTGCTGCTCCTACTAGCGCTCAGGCCAAAGCTCTAGCGCACCAGATCAGAAACAACGCAGCAAACCGCATGTT